AATCCCATGCGTATGATCAGCAGGAATGCTGCCACCAAATCATCATGTTGCCCTTCTTTGGCTTTGAAACTGGTACCAGCGGCAATGTAGCTTTTAAGTTGGCTGATCAGTGGGCGGCTATGTATTGTACACTTGTCTTCTTCCACTAGAAATTTGATCTTGGCACAGGTGCTGATTTTTGAGCCAAATGTGGTGTTGAATCCTTTGCGGAATTTCTTAACATGGCCTTTGCGCATGGGTTCACTTAGGAACAACCCTGGAAATGTTTCTTCCCCCAAATTTTCAATTACAACTAAAGCACTTTCTCCTACAGTGTTGTTTTCCACACTCCAATACAGCTGATTATAGTTTTCTGCACCTATCTCGTCTTCAATAAATTTCAGCATATCTCTAAGTATTTTTACCTGTTGCTGAATAGGCGTTATATTGTGTTGCCACTCTGCTATCTGCGTCATACTGGGCATTTCAAATACTTCAATGGCACCATAATCACCGCCGGTACCTAAACTAGGGTCTAACGCCACAAGATATACCTTGTCTTTTTCAGGTTTCTTCCACCAGCGAACTTGACCTTGTTTAAATGCAGGTTCGCGTCCTACTAGCTCGGCAAGTTTAATACTATTGATAAGTGTCTCATCGAATACTAGGAATTCGCAACCATACTCACGACGGAAACGTTCTTCGCCAATACGTCCCATCTCAACACGTTTCCATTCTTCGTCACGGTCTGGATGTTCGTGCCAGTCAGCTTTGAAACCGTGAAAGCCGTTGCGTCCTAACCCGTCATCCCTTGCATTACCATATTCATCAAACGAGTCCTTGCTTTCTTTCCAAATAATAGCAAACTCGTCTTCGTCACTGTTAGGTGTACTTGTGATAATTGCCCTACCACCAGTTGCTAGTGTTGGCGATATCGAAGTCCAAAATTCTGTAGCAATGTTAGGTTGTACGAAAGCAAACTCATCGCAATATAGTAAGGATATGGACATACCACGACCGGTGTTACCAGTAGTAGTAGCTGAAACAATTCTTGATCCGTTGTCAAAATCTATACTCCCTTTGTTATAACTCACAACACCTGCCCTAATGTAATCGGGGCATAGTTCGTATCCATAACGGATACGTTGCATGATTTCTTGTGCGCCTGTGTATTTGTGTGCGGCAACCAGAATAGTTTGATCTGGATGAAACATGGCAAACCATAACAAGTAACTGGAAGCACATGTGGTCTTGCCACTTTGGCGAGGCAGCATGTTTACGTTAAATCTAAAGTCGTGATATGCGCTCAGCAGTCGTTCCTGATATTCATAAGGTTCAAATTTTACCTTGCCCTTGACAGGATGCTGAATATGAAAAAAGTTCTTTGCAAAGTGAAGGTATCCAGATGTTGGATCCATGCATAGAGCCATGTCCATGACTTCTTGTTCAGTGAACTTTTCTTTTGTGTGGGCTTTTTTTGTGAGTACCCCATCTAATGATTTTGCCATACTGTTATTTACACAAAAAAATAGCTCCCGAAGGAGCTATTTGGCACTGGTTTACAGAGTGCTAACTGCGACGAATTTTATCCGTTTAGGCGTTTGTTCAGTGCCAGCATCTGTGCTACAGACTCGTCAAGTCTGTCATCTTTTTCTGCACTCTTTAGCATGTCAACACGATCTTTATCCTTGGCAGCTTTCTTTTCAGCATCTGTTGGATTCTTAACATGCTTCATTGTGGTCTTTTCTTGGTGGCTGGCTTCATCATACCGATCGTACTTGTCTCTAATTTTATCCAAATCTTTGCCTTCGCGGCCTGCTTTGGCTAAAGCCATCATGCCTTTCTTGCCATACTTTTCATAGCCCTTGGCAGCACGGCTCATAGTCTTTTCGCCTTCTGACATGCTCTCTTCTTTCTTAGATAACTTTTCAGTTTCTCGACGAGCTTTGTCACTTAGATTAGTTACTTTACCACGACCGTCTTTTTTGACTTTGGATTTTGTCCACTCGCCCTCGTCTTTCCAACTGGTAACTTCGCCCTTTTCGTTACGAGTTTCTGTGCGTTCTTCTTTGATTGATTGATACATTTGACTTAGACGGCTTACTAATTCTTCACTGACATTAGACGGAGCACGTAGGGTATTACTGCCAGGAGTACGAGCCAATGGGCTAATAGCACCTTTACTGTTCATGTCATCGCCAGTAAATGTCACGGCTTTGACACCATGTGTGTGATGAGTACTGGCATCCTTTGCACTGTTGCCCCACGATTCGTGGTCGTCACCAATGGTTTCTCCAACTTCATATTCCTGTGTCATTGGACTTGCTTCGCCATCCAATTCTTCATGTGCTAGTTGTGAAACTATGTCTCCCATGATTGGTTCAACAGGATCAGCTTCTGGTTCTCCAAACAATTGACTCACATCATGCTGGTGCGGGTCTCGGTTGTCACCATGTTCAATGTCACGTAAAATTTTCATCAAATCCGCAATGCCGCCTGCACCACTACCGTTCATGCTGACATTCATGGTAACATTGTCTTGTTGTTTGGGTGAGCCGCCCATTGCTCCACCAATTGCAATTGGCATACCACACTCTGTATCAGCCGGCTCGTTGTCTTTAGTTGGCGCCAATGGAGGCATTGTGCCTTCGTCAATGCCTTTTAATTTTGATATTAGGTCTTGTAAATTCATTTTTTGATTCCCTTGAATGGATTTGGAATTTTGTTCTGTGTAGTACCTATTGCACTCTTTGTACCAGGTTGAATTGCCACAGATTTTTTATATTCAGAAGCCATTCCAGGTTGGCTAGCGGCTAACATTTCGTCATTAACACCTTTGTATTGTGTCAATGTTGTTGGTGTCATAGCCAGATCTTTTAATAAATCGTATTTGTGTTTTTCGTTTGCCAAGTGACTGTTGTCGCTGGGTTCTTGCATTGTGCCACCAATTGCTTTGCCTGATCGCTTGTCAAATTTGTGATTTAGTTCGTGCTCTAATTCTTCTGCTAGACTACTGATGCGTACAGAATTGTGATCAATCGCCAGTCCTGATGCAATGCGATCGCGCAATTGCAGTGCAGTGGCTGGATAACTTGTGGAAACATCATACACAGTCAATTGTACATTTTTGTGGTTAGGAAAACTTGAGTGGTGTTCACTTATTGGTGTTGTACGACCTGCACTCACAGTAGCTACATGAAATTCGGCAAGTGCGTGTTTGATTTGTGCCACTGCATCTTTGGCATGGTCGCCAGCAATCTTTACCTTAAATTCGTAAACTTTTTTGCTTTCTGTTAAGTATTCTTTAAATGATTTCATAGTGTGATCCCAGTATTGTATTTATTTCATTTGCTTGAGTTTTTCTAGCAAACTATTGCGATCGGACACGATGAAGCCGTCGCCGGGTATACTAACACTGTCATCCACTCCCAGTGCATCCTGATCTAATTTGTGTTTCTTCAGCTGAAGATCAATCATTTTCAGCTTTTTGTCTAATTTGGCAGTCTTGGCAGTGATAGCATGTCCCAGCATACCGGCCGCAACTTCAAACAATCTGCCACTGTAACGTGCTTCAACATTCATGCCTAGATCCATGATGTCGTCATATGCATCAACAGCCTTCTTTGCAAGCTCATCCAGCTCGGAATCTCCCAGATCCCCTAATCCCTTGACTGGAGGAAGAGCCGCGGCGATTTTGTCATACTCGCTCATATCACGAAGAAACGGTGCCGCAACTTCTGCCTTGGCTTGCTTTTTTTCTTCTTCCTTGACAATCTTCTTGCTTTCGGGTAAATTTAATAGTTCTTCAAGTTTCTTGGTCATAATATTACTTATGCTTACAGCTTGCCGAATATATCATTTTCATTGAGAATACGGAATTTTATGCCCTGTTGTCGGCACCATAAGGTGGCAGCAGCCCACTTGGATTGATTCTTAACATACTGTGCTTGATTGTATTTGTTTTTGCCCACACGCTCTAGAATGGTCTGGCTTGCGGGTTTGATTTCAATCAGTTCTGTAAGAATGTGACTGTTCTTGTCAGCATACTGAATGAAGAAATCAGGCACATATACTGTTTGTCTATTGGTCAGTGGATCTCTGTAGGGTATTTGAATAGCTTCGCTGGCCCACTTTAGCACGTTGTCGTTGTTGTCGCAAAAATTCATGAAACTCCACTCCCAACTGCTACGATATGTGGGGCTTTTGGTTCCCACATATTTGTGAGGGTGTTTCATTGCGAACTTACCGCGAGCAAATTTGGCCATGTTATACCAAAATGTTACGACTTTCGTATGTGTCAGTTACTACTTTAATTCTGTAACCTAACAGACTGGTCTTTTCTCTACTGTTGTTTAAAACTTGTGCAACCACTTGGCTGAGTTGAACATCAGTGAGATTTTTTAAACTATCTAGCAATTTGAAAACACTGACATTTTCTACTCTAGCCTGTGTCAGCATTACAATAGCTGTACTTCTTGCACTATTTTGATCGAACCCGCGTTTTAGAAAAAATCCCACAGTGGCATCTATTTCCGCCGCTGGAAAACTTAAATCAGTCTTGTAGTAGTTGTCAAAGAATGTCTTAACCTCAGTGGCACTAGAAGCTGTGGTAGGTAAATTTATACTCATTCTATTATCCTAAGTTTATTGATTTAGCTGTAGTGGTGTTATTTCTAGTACTAGATGCTTGGGGAAATACAATGCCAGGAACGCCGCCAATGGTTTGTAATGGAGCCGTAATAGACACTCCCGCAGTTCCAATCGGTGCTGTTGAACTGTGTGTATTTTGATAAGCATTGATACTGTTGATGGCATTATTGACAAAACTAGGAGCCGCAGTCTGTAAATCCAATGCCTGTGCAAAGCTGGGATTGATCGTGCCCGAGTCAGGTATACCAGTCAATGGGCTGGGTGTTATATCATAATGCTCCAGACCAAATCCTTCAGGTGTGCCCGGGGTAACTGTACCGGAATCATATGTCACCGCTTCGTATGCAATGGTCATTCCAAACTCGTGTGTTTTGGTCGAGTCCCATGCTAGCTTGTTACCATCCCAACTTTTAATTATAGGATTGATTAATTTAACACTGACCCATTCGTGTCGGGCCATTTGATAAATTGTGATGTAATTAAAAAACGGATTACTACTACTGTTATCCAAGCCAAACGGAGTTTTAATATAATTACTATTCTTTGTAGCAGTTCTACCGTAGGCACCTGTGGCTTTGGCGCTGGTACTGTCTGCGTAATAGTAACTGTAGTAGTTTTGCCACAACTGGTTCATCAGGCCCATGTTGTCATCGTAACAAGTTAATACAACATCTCCCATTGTATGGAAATATTGTATTTGTTTTTTTCTATTGTATTGATTTACAGGGTCTGCTTTAATTTCAAATTTAGGAAGGGTTGCGCCTTTCACTAACATGTTAATTTCAGTGCCATAGCGGGTAACAATATTGGCATTTTGTAATGCAGATTTGTTGATATTAAAAGCCACATGGTATTGAAAATCAAACTTTGGGGCCAGTCTGAACTGCTGATCCGAGAACATGCGGGCCGCATGTTGCCAATCTCTGAGATTAACCTTGGGGTCTGCATGTAAATTGGGGTTTGATGTAAAGCTCATACTATTATTTATCGATAGAATAATATACGCATTTAATGATCAGTCAATAAAAAAGCCTACTGAGTAGGCTTGTTTATTATGAACCTAGTGTACTTACACCACGTACTGTCTGTACTGAAGTAGCCGCGCCCAGTGTACCGCCAGTTGTTTGGATAGCATTATCATAGCGAATGCTCAATGTGATTAGCATTGGACCTTGATCTTTGTAAGCCAAAGTACCGTAGTCAACTTTTTGCACAAAACAACCATACAGTTCCCATGTTTCCAACACTGTAGGAGTGTTGGTACCGTTGCCGCCGTCCAGCATTTCAATACGCATGGTAAACTTGTAATCGCCACCAGCTGCCGCTGAGCTTTGTTCAAAGAAGTCAAATTGGCGTTGCATTTGCTCGCCTACCAACTTGGTAACTGCACCGGTGACATCGTCACGTAGTTTGATTGTACCAGCAGTCCATTTTGGTTTGCCAGCATAGTAAATCTTGCTGTTGTAGATTTCTAGTGTTTGCTCCTCAAATTCAACTATGGGACGGAAAGCGTCAGACACTTGCTTGGTCATTTCTGTTCGAGGAGTGCTGATACCAAAGTTTTCAAAGTTAATACGAAATCTGTATTGCAACTTTGGCATTAGCTGACCCTGTGAGCTTGCGCTCTGGTCACTTGCCAATGGTACTGTGAAATTCGATAGTGATGCGATTGCCATTATGTTCTCCTAATTATTT